CGAGCAAGGCGCACAGGTTCCGACACCGCCTGCGGGTGGCAACGGCGGCGGGGCTAATGCCCGTGCTGCGGAGCTGGCGAGGCAGTACCACGAACGCCGCTACGGCAAAGTGCCGCAGGCGAATCCTGCGAACAACACATAACGAGAGGTGAAAAGACATGAGCTTCAACGAATCCTTCAGCGGCAAGGGCTGGGAGGCGGGCTATTTCCTCGTTGATGACGAGAACTGCACCCGCGTGACGGCTCAGATTGCCCAGAACCACGCTGCGGTGGTCACCCGTGCGGACGGCACGAAGTATGTCCCCGCCGGTGCGGTCATCCCCGCCAACGGCGCGTCCGCCATCGGCATCCTGTACGAGCCGGTCGATGTGACCACGGGCGCGATGCCCGGCTCCATCGTGACCAGCGGCGTGGTCTACAAAGACCGCCTGCCCGTGACCATCGACAGCGCTGCGGTTTCCGCGCTGACCGGCATCACGTTCGTCGCTTCTTCTCCGAGCATCACTCGCCCGGACTTCAGCGGCACTTAATAGAGAGGTGAAGAGATATGAGCCTGTTCCGTGATAATGTTCTGGGCTTCATCCCGGAACGCGACTGGCTGACCGTCGGCTTCGACGTCACTCGCCCCGGCGATCCGATTGACAGCCTGTTCGGCGATGAGAAGACCGACAATCTGGTGGCCTACTGGCAGAGCATCGCGGCTGAGTACCAGATCCCCGTGATGGCGCAGTTCCACGGCTTCGACACCGAAGCGCAGAAGACCTTCCGCGTGCCGGTGGACACTCACAACATCGAGAAGGGCCTTATCAAGGTCAAGATCAACCAGTCCGAGCGCCTGCGCGAACTGATGCGCTCCGGCGTGCAGGGCGATTCCGCCATCTACGACTACGTTATGGGCGACGGCCTGCGTCTGGCTGACCAGGTGGTCACTCGCACGAAGGTCGCGAAGAACGAGCTGCTGGCGACCGGCAAGGTGACCATCAAGGAGAACGGCCTCGACCTGACCGTTGACTACGGTGTGCCTGCCGCTCATCTGGCGAAGACGCTGGACTTCGGCACTGGCGCTGCGAAGGACATCCCGACTCAGCTGCAGGAGCTGGTGGATGAGGCCGCGCAGCAGGGCATCACGATCACCGGCATGGTGCTGCCCCGCGCCATCCTGACCAAGCTGCGCCAGAACGCGGCTCTGCAGGTGGCTGTCAACGGCAACATCGGCGCTGGCACGCTGATCCGCCGCTCCGCTCTGGAGGCGTTCCTCGCCGAGGAGTACGGCATCAGCACCGTCATCACCAACGACCTGACCTACAACGTGCCGGGCGCGATCAACGCGAACACCGGCATCCCTGCCCTGACTGCGAAGCGCTACTTCCCGGCGAACAAGGTGACCTTCTTCGGCACCAACAACGCCGGTCGCATCGGCACCGGCCTGTGGGGCGACCCGCCCGAAGTGGACGCCGCTCGTGCGTTCGACGGCGGTGTGGCGGCTTCCGGTGAGTCTCCCTTCGTGTACATCAGCCAGTGGGGCGAGAAAGACCCGGCTGTCCTGTGGACGAAGGCGTCTGCGCTGTTCATGCCTGTCCTGTACAATCCTCAGGCGCTGTATGTCGCTACAGTGACTGAGACCACCGGGGGCTAATGTACCGGGCGAAGACCACGTTCGCAGACCTGCAAGACGGTAAGTGGCTGTATCACGAGGGCGATGTGTACCCTCGTGACGGCCTTACCGTCAGCAATGAGCGGCTTGCCGAGCTGGCAGGAAGCGACAATCTTGCGCGGCGACCGCTGATTGAACTGCTCCCGGAGCAGGAAGCGAAGCCCGCACGGAAGCGGGTGAAGCGCGATGCTTGAGCAGGTCTGCGATTATGTGCACAACTACTTCATCCGCCATGCGTACACGGGTAACCTGACCATCTCCGGCGGCACGATTCCGGTGGAGCTTCTCGACGGCCAGCGGTTCCGAATCCGTGGCTCTGCGCTCAATGACGGCATCTATACCTACCACGCCGACGGCATCAAGGACGATGACGATAACGACGCCTCTTTCTTGTCTGATGAGACCTTCGTCGGCAGCATCGAGGCCATGGGCGTGCCGCAGGCGTTTCTGCGGCTCGTCAAGGAGATCGGCGACTGGGTGACTACCAATGGCGCAGTGCTGAACAGCCCGTACACATCCGAGTCCTTCGGCGGGTACAGTTACACCAAAGCGACCGGCAGCGGCACGAATGGCACCGTACTCGGCTGGCAGGATATGTATCGGGCGAAGCTCAATGCGTACCGCAAGCTGGCGTAAAGGAGTGAGACAATGCTGATCGACGCATTCATGACGAACTGCGTCATGATGGACAAACGGACGGTACCGGACGGCCTCGGCGGCTTCACCAGACAGTGGGTCAAAGGCGCAGCTTTTCAGGCGGCTATCGTCAAGGACAGCACCATGGAGGCGCGTGTCGCGGAGAAGCAGGGGGTCACGGAGCTGTACACGGTCACGGTCAGCAAGTCCCTCGGCATCGAGTACCACGATGTCTTCAAGCGCCTGAGTGATGGCGCGGTGTTCCGGGCAACCAGCAACGTGACGGACAGCAAGACGCCTTCCGTGGCGAGCTTCCAGTTCGGCCAGGTGACCGCTGAAAGGTGGGAGCTGACATGACGAACACAGCCGCTGCGCTGTACGAGTTCTGGAGCAGCTTCGGACTTCCGGCGTACACGACCACGACCGTTCCAGACGAGGTGACGCTCCCGTACATCACCTACAGCCTGCCGGAGACGGAGCCTTTTGAGTCGGCGACGCACTACGCACAGGTGTTCTACAAGAGCACCAGCAATGTGGAGCTGCTGGCGAAGGTGGACGAGATCAAGGCAGCGATTGGCATCGGAGTGCGCATCTCCTGCGATGGCGGGTATGTGTCGCTCCGGCCTGTCACGCCGTATGTCCAGCTGATGACCGACGCCGTGCCGGAGAATAGGTACGCATACATCAATCTACAAATCAACTGCTATCACTTGTAAATGAGGTGAGAAAATGCCTGTTGCGGGCTATGTTACTCCGTGCAGGACGGAGACCTTCCAGAAGCTGCAGCTCAACGCTGGCATCTTCCTGATGAACTTCGATCCGTCCAGCTACACCGACGCGGACGATCTGCGCGATGCGCTTGTGACCGAGATCGGCTCCGGCACGAAGCTGCTGGGCGCGACGCGCGGCGGCGGTACCTTCGTGGCAACCAGCGAGATTCGTGAGCCGGATGTGGACGGCAAGCGCTACCGTTTCGTCGGTGGCGCTTTTGTTGACTCCGTGGACGCGCAGCTGACCGGCACGCTGGTCGAGATTCGGCCTGAGGTGTTCGCGAAGGTTCTGGCGACCGGCGAATCCGCCACGGCCGGCAAGAAGACCACCATCAAGATGCACACCGCCATCCAGACAACGGACTACATCCAGAACCTTACCTGGGTCGGCGATATGTCCAACGGCGGTCTGGTGGTCATCACGCTCAAGAACGCCCTGAACAACAACGGCATGACGCTGACCTTCACCGACAAGGGCGAGGGCACGATCCCGTTTGAGTTCCATGCGTACCAGAGCACAGTGGAGGACTACGACTACGCGCCGTTCGAGGTGTATTTCCTCGACCCGAAGGCTTAACTATCACAGCGGGGCAGGACGGTTCTTGCCCCGCGCTTTTTTGAAGGAGGTACAGCATGAAGATTTCTGAGATGACCACCGACAAGGCGATGGACACCATGGTGCGCATCGCGGTTCCTGCGTCCAACATCATGCATGATGACCAGACGGTGCAGCTGATGAAGAGCATCACCTCCGGCGAGAGTGACAACGGCCTGAACGTGATCGCGGATAACCTCATCCCGATTGCGACGGTGCTGCTCAAGTCACACCGCGCCGATGTCTACGAGGTCGTAGCGGCTCTGAGCGGCAAGACCAAGAAGACCATCGCGGAGCAGAAGATCACGGAGACCATCCGGGACATCGTGGACTGCTGGGATCAGGAGCTGCTGGATTTTTTCGGCTCGCTTCGCAAGTAAGCGAGGATGATATGTACAAGGTGATCGTTGCCATCAGCCTGCACGGGTATCACGGTATGCCGCATCTGGTAGCCATGATGCGGTACGAGGCGGAGCGGCAGCGGGACACCGAGTACGTGGCGACCATCCTGTGGACAATAGGGCGCATGCTGGGCGGCGAAGAATACCCGATGCCGAGCTATGGTGACATGGTGCATCCGCAGCCGAAAGACACGCGGAGCACGGACGAGATCGTTGGTGGTATCCTGAGTCAATTGAAAAAGACGAAGGAGGTGAATGCAAATGAACGGGATGCTTGAGCTGTTCAAGGTCGGCGCGAGCCTGGTGCTCGACAAGTCCGGCTTTGACAGCGATGTCCGGGCTGCTGACGCGGCAGGCAAGGGATTGTCCGAGAGCCTCTCCAAGCACATGGAGAAGGCCAAGAAGGTCATCAAGGGGCTGTTCTCGGTCGGCGCGGTCGTTGCAGCGACCAAGGCCATCTGGAACCTCGCCAAGGAGACCAGCGCAGCCGGTGACCGGATAGACAAGCAGTCTCAAGCGCTCGGCATGAGCCGCAAAGCCTTTCAGGAGTGGGACTACATCCTCCTGCAGAGCGGCGCATCCATTGACGACCTCGGCCTGACCATGAAGACCATGAGTGCCGCGATCATGGAGAACAGCGCGGACACGGCGGCGGGGCTGTCCAAGCTCGGCCTGTCTGCGGCGCAGCTGCAGAACATGAGCGCGGAGGAACAGTTCGAGACGCTGGTCAAGGCATTCCAGGAGATGCCGGAGGGCGTCGAAAAATCGCAGCTGGCGTTGCAGCTGTTCGGGCGAAACGCGCAAAGCCTCATGCCGCTGCTCAACAGCGCATCCGGCTCCGTGGACGAGCTGCGCAACCGGGCGTACGATCTGGGCCTCATTATGTCCGACGAGGATGTTGACGCGGCTGCCGCTTTCGACGACGCGCTGGATGACCTCAATGCCGTATGGACGGCGCTGAAAAATAAGTTCGGCGCACAGCTGCTGCCAGGCTTCACCAAGGGGCTTATCACGCTGGCGAACTCGCTGGGGCGCATCAGCAACGCGCTGACGAAGGCGTTCAAAGAGGGCGACTGGAAGGGGCTTTTCAGCACCATCACGGAGGAAATCTCCGCACTCCTGCCGCAGGCGATTGACGCGATCTCCGGCATGATTCTCGGCCTGTTCGAGAATGCGGACAAGATCATCGACCTCGGTATTTCGCTGGTCAACGGGCTTGTGGACGGCATCGCAAAGGCGGCTCCGGCGCTCATTGCGAAGCTGCCGCAGATTCTCAGCAAGGCGTGGGAGTCCATCAAGAGCATTGGTCTTAAGCTGGGCAACGTGCTGATTGACGCCATCAACGGCGTGCTCGGCACGAATATCCCGCATCTGGACGAGATTAGATGGCCTACGTGGCCCGAAGTGCAGCTTGCTTTCAGCAATGCTTGGAAGTTCATTCAGGACGAAGCAGAGAAGCTGATGAAGCTGATCTTCGGCGAGACCGAAGACGGTGGTATCGCATGGCCTTCGCCGGAAGAGTTGTGGAAGAAGGTCAAGTCCGGCGCTGAGACGCTGTGGAACGGCCTGAAAACACTCCTCGGCGGCGTGTTCAAGTTCGTGTTCGGCGAGACAGAAGATGGCGGTGTGAACTGGCCTTCTGCTGATGAAATCTGGACTAAAGTTAAATCTGGGGCCGATACACTGTGGACAGGTCTACAGACGCTTCTTGGCGGGATATTCAAGTTCATCTTCGGCGAGACGGAGGACGGCGGCATCAAATGGCCTACGGCTGCTGAAATCTGGCTCAAGATAAAGAGCGGGCTTGAAAAGCTGTGGGAAGGCGTCCAGACATTCGCGAAATTTGTCCTGAAGCTCGTTTTCGGCGAGACAGCAGACGGCGGTGTCAAATGGCCCACGCCTGCTGAACTATGGCTTAAGATCAAAGATGGACTCGGCAAGCTGTGGGAAGGCGTTCAGACATTCGCAAAGTTCGTTCTGAAATTCGTCTTCGGAGAGACTGCGGATGGCGGTATCAACTGGCCTGACCCTGCGACTGTATGGGCTAAGGTATCCGAAACGTTCACGACTTTCTGGGACGGCGTGTCTGCGTTTATGACCGAAGCCGCAACATGGGTTGCTGGAGCGTTTGGCCTTCCGCCGGAGACACAGGAGTCAATTGGCAAGTTGGTTGGCGGTTGGTGGGAGCCTCTTCGAGCTGCCGCCGAAGGCGCTATCACTTGGTTCCTCTCAGACCCGGAAACGCCTGGGGCGTACAGCGCGGGTGTAAGAATCCGTGAAGCCGTCAGAAAATGGTGGGAGAGGATTAAGGATACTGTTGGCTCTGTCTTGAAGCTGATTATGGGCATTCCTGACAATCCAAGTGCAACACAAACTGCGGCCAAGATAAAAAACTGGTGGGACACGGAGGTAGTCCCGAAGTTTAAGAACCTTCTGAATTTTGTGCTTGGGCTTTTCGGCCTACCGTCGGTCAACGATATGGTTCAAAAAATCAAGACATGGTGGGGCGACGTCAAAAAAGCAATTGCCGACTTCCTTACGATAAAACTTGGAATTGATTTTTCATGGGGAGGCAATGGGCCTGACACGTCTGGATACGACAACCCGCAGAATCAGGAAGGCTTTGAATCCGAGGGCACACAGTATGCGTACGACGAATGGGGTAATCCAATACCGCTGTTTGCCAAGGGCCTGAACTACGTACCATACGACGGCTACCGGGCTGTCCTGCATCGCGGCGAGACAGTCCTGAACCAAAACCAAGGCCGCGAGTGGAGACAGAACGGCGGCGGCGCGGGGATTGACTTCGACCAGCTGGCGGCGGCGGTCTCCGGGGCGGTGGCCGAGGCG